GCGGGAGGTACTTGTTGAACAGGGTGAGCACGTCGCCCGACTGCGCGTGGTTGAGCTGCGCGCCCACAGTGTACGGAGTGGACACCTCCAAAACCTCGGTGCCCGCTCCTGAGCACACAGTCCTGAACGAGGACGATGACGTTTTGACTTGGTACGCCCAGGTCGGGGAGGCCTCGAGCCTGTATCTGACAACTCCTTTAGACCCGACAGCTATCCAGGCACCTCTGTGAAAGCACACTGCGTTAAGCGTGTCGTCCGTGGTGACTGTCGCCAGCTCCACTGGCGCGGGCAAGACTCCGCTGGCCACGTCGTACGTCCACACTCGACTCTTGTTGTTGGGGCCGTAGGTGCCTCCCACCAAGGTCACCTTGCTTCTCCCGTCTGTCGCGGCCCCGAATATGATCGTAGCCCCCGCAGTTTCCCACTTGGCATTTGCGTCGAGCACCCCGACGGTCGCGAACAGCCCGAGCGTGCCGGCCAGGCCCCCACACACGAAGGTTCCCGCCACGAAGCACACGCACACCAGACCTGACGCTGCGTACGCCACGTCGAGCCCGGCAAGCGCTGTGGCGGTGCCCCAGGTCAGTCCGTCGTAGGAGTACGAATACCGCGCCTGACCGAGAGCGGGATTAGCGTTTGGACTTTTACCTACCAAGATCCATTTGCCATTTCCCCACGCGACATCAAACCCGTTCAGCCCTGCGACGGGGACTACCGACCAAGTCTCACCGTTGTCAGTGGAAACTCCCACCTGCTCCAGACCCGCCACCGCCAAAGTACGACCGTTGAATGCCACAGCCACGGGGCTGTCCGCCCCCATCGCTACCGACCTCCAAGTGTCCCCTCCGTCATCCGACAAGTACGCGGCTCCTGCGGGGCCCACAGCCACAATTCGTCCGTTGGCCGCTTCACAAGATCCGTAAAATGAACCAGACGACGGTGACGCCGGGGTCGTCCACGTGGTGCCAGTGTCCGTCGACCTCCAGCGCAGCGGCGTCCCACCGTCCAGCGTGCCCAGAGCCATCACCCCCGGGGCCTTGAGTACCCCCCCGCTCTGCGCAGCCCGAATGCGGAAGTTCTTGTCTCCCGACTCGATCACGTACGACTGGTCTTCCGAGAACACGAACGGCAGCAGTTCGGGTCGCAGGGTCTCGTCCTTGACTGCGCCGCAGAACGTGGTGCCCGGACGAGTGAGCAACGTCCTGTCCTTGGTGACCAGGACGTTCCTCAGCGTGCGCGCTCCTGAACGGTACGCCTCCAAGTCGTCGGCCCCGTAGAGACTGGGAGAGAACTCACCGGCAGCGAAGTTTGTTTGGCGGATCTTGGTCATGTCTCACGGTCCTGTGGGGGCGGTGTAGTACGGCTCCCAGTACGTGGTTCCGTTCACGGAGACCTGCCTGTAGCCTGCGAGAGCCGCACCACTCTTCCAAGTGGTGAGGGCCTGCCCGACTCCGGTGGTCAGCGTTCCGTAGTGCTGTTGAACGACGCCCGCTATCCACTCCTCGCTCGCGCCCGTCGTGTAGTTCGCGTACGCCGAGCCTCCTGTGGGACGTACGGAGTCGAGTCCCACCAACTGCCCTCCGGCCCACACCATCACGTTGTTGATGTTGCCGGGGGACGCCGCACCGTTCCGAGTGCCTGTGATGATCGCCTGGAAGTTGGAAGCCAGCATCGTCACCTGGGCGTTGTTCGTGATCTCGATCAGGCCGGTCGTGGTCGAGAACGTCGCTCCATACGGCTGGTAGCAGTAGAAGCCGTTCACCGCCACGTTGCCGCCACCCACGTGCAGAACGCAGCCCTGAGACAGCTCCGTACCACACCCGTTCAGCACCAGGCCGTTGCAGTAGTTGAGGTTGTAGCCGTACGCCTTGTGGCCCGACGCGATGCTGCTGACGGACGCGCCTGCGTAGTCTACTCCGCAGCTATTCAACGTTGAGTAGTACAAGCCGTACAGGCTGAACCCTGCCTGGGTGGCGGTGCGCGCGTAGCTGGACTTGAAGGTGCAGCTCGTCCCCGTCGTCGAGTGGCCCCCGTCGTCCTGGAAGTTGAATCCGACCGGGAACTCCTGAACGTCCACCCTCTCGAAGATGCTCATCCAGGTGTTGAAGGTGAAGAAGCCGCTGCCTTGGAGGATCACTCCTGCGCTGTTCACGGTGTTGCCCGGCGCCGTGTTCTGGGTGCCCAGGTTCTTCACGACGACCGTGGTGCCGTCCGTGACGCTGCTGATGGTGTAGTAGCCCCCGCCGTTGATCAGGATCTGTTCGCCAGCGACCATCCAGGCCGTGGTCGCCATCGACACGCTGACCGTGGACCCGACCGCAGGCTGGACGTAGGGAGCCGTGATCGTGGTGGCGCTCTGGGAGTAGTACCCCTGAATCAATACCCGCCTCAGCGACAGGTGGTTCGTGCGCGGGGCGTAAATGCCGTACGCGACGCCGACCGTCGTCGAGCTGGTGATCGTCATGTCCTCGATGGTGACGTACCTGGCGAACTCGTCGTCGTCCGGGGGCCGGATGATGACCACCGCGTCCACCACGTAGTTGTCCACGCTGCCCGTGGCCAGAGTGATGGGTGATAGGCTGCCGGCGCCGTGAGTGGTCTTCCGGATGACGGTCGTCTTGACCCCCTCTCCGATCAAGGCGACGCTGGGAGCTGGCAGAACCAGCGGCGCGCTGGTGTTGTACGTGCCGGCGGGCACCACAACGATGCCGCCTGTCGCAGGCAGCGCATCGATGGCGGCCTGAATCGCGGCGGTGTCGTCGGTCACACCGTCGCCCTTGGCTCCGTAGGACCTGACGTTGACGTAGCCCCTCGTATGCTCTCGAATGTCCGAGCAGGCGTCCAGCAGTCCGTTCAGGTCCGACGCCCTCACTACCTTCGTCGGGTCCTTGTTCAGCGGGAGGTCAGCTCCCTTTTGCTTTCGGACAAATATCGTAGAGGTCAGATCGGTGATGAAAGTTCCCACGTGCCCTCCTAGTACAGGTAGTTGCCCGAGCCCCCACCACCGCCGCCAGAGCCACCCGACGAAGTGACCCTCGCCTGACCGCCGCGAGAAGCCACCGAAGGAGTCGAGGGCGCGGGTACTTCCGGAGCGCCCGACAGGTCAGCCGCCTTGGCCTCCGCCAGCGCGAGCGCGGCCTCTTGCAGGCAGCTCAATCGGATCCTGCCGTCCTTGTCCTTGAGCACGGGCTTCGCCAGGTCGCTGGCCAGCAGCCACGAGAAGAAGACGACGAACTCCTGCGGGTACAGTGCCGCGTTGGTGATCCTCGCGGTGTACCCGAACATCGGGGTGTCCGACGACAGCTCGACGTTGCACGCCACCACGTAGCCAGTGCCGGCAGCGTTGAGCACGATCTCGAACAGCTCGTCCGCTTCCTGGAACCTGCCTGTCCCGGGCACCATGCCGGTCGGCACGTCGTAGAAGTACGCCCACTCCGGGTGAGACTGCCCCGCCGCTTCCACCAACAGCTCCCAGCGCTCGGCCCAGCGCCACGTGTACGCGCCGAGCGCCCGGTCTCTGTCCGCATCCAGCCAACGCTTCGCGGCCTTCGCCTCCGGGGAGGTGTCAGTGGACAGGTTGCCCACGGGGATCGTGTGGCTCAGGTTGTCCAGAGCCAAGTTCACGATTTCCAAGTCGGTGGAGGGCAGGGCCATGGCTCACGCTCCGTCAGACGCACGCCACGAGGACTTGTCGGACGCCAGAGCAGCCTCGCCCAGCTCGTGCAGGCTCACCTCGTCGCGGACGTTCTCCGTCTCGACGGGCGGGCCGAAGATGTTGAGGTCGATGCTGGCCGCCTGATCCTTCAAGCTGCCCCGCTTCTGCGCCGCCGCCCGGTAGTCGTCGGGAGCAACGTTCTTCTCCTTGAGCTTGTCCCCGTACTTCTCCGCCTCCTCCAGAATCAAGGCCTGGAGGAGAAGAAGGCCGTCCACGGCCTCCTGGTTCATGGCGCGGAACCGACGCGAGGGGATGTAGTCCTTCCTCGGGGCCTCGAACGACTGCCCCGCCTTCACGAACCCGAGCTGCTCGACCTGAGCCCCGGGAGGATAGACGACCAGATAACGAGCGGCTGCCATGTGTTTTCTCCTAGTAAAAGGGGAGGGCCCTTGCTGGCGCCCTCCCCGTGGTCAGCAGGCTACAGGAAGTTCACGTTCTGCTGACGCCCGTTCTTGTCCACGAAGCCGGCGATCAGCGAACCCGTGGTGGCGTTTCCGCCGTTGGGGGTGCACTTGAAGCCGAGGTACTGCTTGCTCGACCCCGAGAGCAGCGGGGTCATTTGGTGCAGGGTGTCCAGCAGGAGCGCCGCCACCAGGACCGTCTTGGTGGAGAGCGTGACCGGGTTGGTCGTGAGCGCCGCGTTGTCCGCCGCGATGAAGTCGAACGTCGCGGACGTGGTGGGGTTGAAGTTCGCCCCGTGGGTCACCCGGACGTACGGGTAGAGGGGCTCGCCAGCGCCCCAGTCCACGGCCTTTCCGGCGTCCATCACGATCGACCCCACCGCGGCGGCGGTGAACGCCTCGCCTCCAGCAGCCGTGAACTCGTCACCCTGATCGAGAATCATTGTCTTGTCTCCCTTCGAAAGAGTTGACCTGCGACTACGAGACGGTGGTCTCGGTGATGGTGAGCTGGTCCATCTTGCGGACCGGCACGTTCCAGAGGTGAGGCACCAGCTCCCCCAGGTACTGCTCCATCGTGAGCGCCAGGTTGGACTTGGCACGCGCCTGCTTGCGGAACGCCGAGTACAGCCGGTTGGGGCAGTACATCACCCGCTGGTTGGGTCCGACAGCCGGCATGATGTCCATCATCTGCTCCAGCCGGTCGAACAGCACGCCCTGCGTCGGCGAGTCGAGGAGCGCGTCGGACAGGTCGATGTTGGCGAGGCGCCCGATGTGCCGGGGGTCCTCCACCGACAGCCCGATGAACCACTCGATCGTCTGGGCGAGCACGTAGAACGTGCCGCCCGCGGCGTCCGTCACCTTCTCCTCACCCTTGTCCGCAACGTCCATGCCGGCGATGGTGTTGGGCGGGTAGATGAGCTTCGTGGCGTACTCGCCCCAGTCCACGATGTAGACGGAGCAGCCGTCGCCGCCGGTCACCGTGCCGCTCGACCACACCTGCGGGAGGATGACGCTCGCGCCCGCGTTCAGAGACGCCATGCGGGGAGCGAGGCCGGTGAAGCTCGCCTCGTCCAGCTTGGTGTCACCGTACGCCAGGTTCTGCGCGACGAGCTGCGCCATCGCCTCCTGGAGCCCGTTCAGCTCGGAGCGACGCTTCGTCGCCATCGCCGCCGTGCCCTCCACCTTGCCGATGCGGCTGTCCACCTCAGACCGGCCCGAGAAGATGCCGATGGTGTCCACCCGCTGGTCGGTCGTGCTCTTGGTCGGAGACACGCCCTTGTTGATCTTCACCGTGCCGACGGACGGCAGACTGCGCCGGTACGTGGTCCGGTTGCCGTAGGGTGCGTTCGCAGGGTACGCGGGCGCGTCCTGGAGCATCGGGTTGTACTGCTCCAGCATCTCGATGGCTTGAGCCTGGGCTCCGTTGGGATCCTTGCTCTTGGCAAAGTCCCGCAGCGTCATTCTGGCCATTGCTTCTCCTTACTTATAGTGAGAGGGGAACATCTTGCGATCCCGCTCCGCCGCGACTTCGTCCTCGGTCGGGTCGGGCTTCACGCCGGAGTTGCCGCTGCCTCCGATGGCGTCGTCGGAGATCTTCATGCCGGCGTTCCGCATCGCTCGCACGAGCGGAGGCCAGTTGGACAACCCCGTCTTCCGCAGCTCGTCCACGAGCGCCTGGCCCCCGAGCGCGAGAGCCCCCTTGGTCGCAAGCTGCGAAGACTCCGCCAGCTTCACACCTCCGATCTCAGGGTCATTCGCGACCTCGGCCTTCCAGCCGTTCACGGTCTCGCTGAACTTCTTTTCCTGCACCTCCTTCACGCCCTTGAGCTGCTCGCGCATCTGGGCGAAGTGGTGGTCCAGGAGGCCCTTGTACGCCTCCGGAGAGATCTTGAGTTCCAGCGCCTTCGCGGCGTAGGTCTCCACGCCCTTGACGTAGTCCTTGAGGTCGTCCGGAGGAGCGATCTCGTAGGACTTCGCGTCCACGACCGGGGCCTCCTTGGCGGGCTCCCCGCCGATTAGATCTCCCGTGGCGCCCGGTGCAGGCGGCGTCTTGGCAGCACCCTCGACGGGCGCCACGGGTGGAGGGGCCACGGGGGCTGGAGCGCTGCCGGTCGCTGTGGCGGGCGGGGCAGGAGTCGCGGCGCCCGTTGCGGCAGCGCCCTCAGGGGCCATCAGGAACTTGATCTTCATCGGTTTCTCCTCAGCTCGTCGAGCTTTCGAACGCGCGCCTGGAACTCCGCGCCTCGCGCGGCCTCCTGCACGCGAATGGTTTCAATGCCAACAGCGAGGTCCGGGTAGGGATGCAGCATCTCCGACAGGTCAACTGCCACGTCCCTCCGGCCCTCCATTCTCTCCAGCAGCTCCCCGACCGGCATGCGCTTGTTGAGACAGCACACGTCGGTCGTGATCCACAACCACAGACGACGACCAGGGTCCGTGGACAGAACGGCTATGAGGTCGTCGTGGAGCTGGGTCTGCTGACGGTCCTCGAAGTCGCTCACCTCCCTGACGATCTCCTCCTCGGTCACGGCTGCACCCCCGTGCCGAGCGTACCTGCCTGGCTGCCCTCAGCCTGCGGCCCGTACTGCTGGAGCAGCCTGGTGAGGGCGGAGTCGTCGCTCAGCGGAGCCTGCGACAGCGTCTTGGCGGTCTGGGCCTGCTGCGACTGAGCAGCCATCTGGGCCTGCTGCTGGGCCTGCTTGGCTCGCACCATGCGAATCTGGGCCACGTCCTCGTCCGAGCGCACGACTGACGGCGGGATGCCGGTCATGTCGGCAGCCTGGTCGATCAGCTCGTCTCGGTCCACCTTGTCGAACGTGGCGCCGGTCGGGTCCGTGGCCGCGATGGCCTGAGTGATCTGGGCGAACCTCTCCAGCGAGCCGAGACCCACCGTCTTCTGCGCCTGGGCCATGACCGAGAGGTACTCGATCTTGATGTCCTCCCCGGCCTTCATGGCGTCTATCAGCTCCCGAGGAGGAGGCGGCAGGAGCCGGGCCTCCCCCAGGATGTTGATGGCGCGTCGGATGAGCGGAGAGAGCAGCTCGTTGTGGAGGCGCTCGACAGCGGGCCCGAGCAGGATGAGCTGCTCGTCCCGGCGCATGGACACCTCGTACGCCGTCATGCGAGGGTCGCTCGCCTGCCGGTCCGCGAGCATGCGCCACAGGTCCTCGTGGAAGACCTTACGCACGTGGAGCTGCGACTCCAGCTTGGAGTTTCGCACCTCCATCACCGTGCCAGCGTCCGGCTTGTAGGACGGCTCGAACTTCGCGCTGGTGTTGTCGGGCGTCCAGTTCATCGCCCCCGGCAGAATGGACGGCCGCGTGTGCGACCGCAGCGACGCCGGCCCGTTCATAGGCGGCTGCTTGAGGAGGTCGATGAGCCCCAGCTCGGCCTCTCGCATGTGCTGGAGTTGCTTCACGTCGGGGAGAGCCTGACTACCAGGTCCGTACCCGTAGATGTCGTCCATGCCCGCCACCTCGTAGCGGACCGCCATCACGGGGAACTGCTTGTAGCCGGAGTCGCGGAGAACACCGTCCTTCTCGTCAGCCGACAACTCGATCCAGATGGACCGCCACAGCTTGCCCCGAGCGTCGAGGCGCCCGAACTCGAAGTCCTCGTTGGGGAGGATGAGGTGAACGGTCTTGACGGACTGGTTGTACTCCCCTCGACGCCACCACTCCTGCACGCGCTTGGAGCACGCCTTCTCCCCGAACTTCTTCACCAGTTGCCGAACGGTGAACGTCAGGTCCCGACCGCAAGTGTCGATCTGCTGTCTCTCCGAGGTGGCCAGTGCGTACTGGCCCACGGGCAACACGTACGCCCGCATGATGTCCTGGGGGTCCTCGTCCACGAGGAGAGGCGCCACGCCGAACGCGCCGTGGTCTCCGTACAGTGTGTGGAGCGCGCTGTAGATGTTCGACCGTGCGAACAGCCACTGCACGAGCCGCTGCACCTGGAACAGGTAGGCGCGGATGGAGGTGCGCTCCGCCGTGCTGGGGATGGAGGTGGTGAGCCTGTACCACTCGCGGGCGGGGTTGGTGGCGCTGGAGTGGAGCCCGGACTGGTAGGTCTCCAGGGACAGGGTGGCCGTCCCGTCCAGGATCTTTCCATCCCTGCGCGTGCCACGTGCTCGATCCGTGAACAGGTACTCGCCACGCTTGGGCGCGATGTGCTCGACGATGTCCTTCCACTCAGGGACACGCTCGTCCCGCGCCCGCTTCATGTCCGTCCAGAGCCGCAGCACCTTCTGCCTGGTCGTCTCAGCCATCACTTGGCCTTCCCGAAGAAGCCCACCTGCATTTGGTCGATGGTGGAGAACAGCCCTCCGAGAGCGGAGCCTGCCTTCTGGGTGTCCGCCGTCTGCCCTGGCGCGGGTTGGGTGTTGCGGAACTTCGCCAGGATGAAGTCCTTGGCGATGGACGATGACGGCCCGTTGAGACCCGCAGGCCCGGTGATGAACGTGCTCGCGCTTCCAGAGTTGCCGGCCAGCTCACGCTTCTTCTGGATCTGTGCCTGGATGACCTGCGCGTCCATCATGTCAGGAGCGCTAGGGGGCGTGAGAGCTGCGATACTCGCCAGCTCCTGCTGAGTGGACGAATTCGCTATCACGTTCGCCCAGATCTTACTATGGTCTCCTTCTCCGCCAAAGCCCATTGGGTCAGCTCCTCATCTTCTCCGCCCAGGTAGGAGTGTGGATCAGTCCACCTTCCCTGTGAGCGATCTCGTTCATGGACTTCAAGAACTCCCGCTTCGGCGTGCGTTCTTGGTAAAACGTCAGAGCCAGTGCGTCCGCTTCGTCAGGTGATGCCACCCCTCGCCTGCGCAATTCCTCTTTGGTTTCAAGCGCAAGCCTGGTCAGTTTAGCACGGGTCCGATACCCGAAGGAAGGTTCTGTCAACTCCTGGGCAAGCTCCGAGCTGTCTTTTGGCAGGCACCCGTACTTTTTCAGCCAGTGAGCCATCCTCCAGTACATCTCCGTCCGCTTGTCGCAGAACTTCGGGTCGTCCGCAGACCCGCCAAATTCCACAGGAATTGCGATGTGACCCCAGCCCATCAGTACGAGGTGGTCGTAGGGCGACGCTCCAGCTCCGCCAGTCACGTCGATGAAGAGGTAGTCGGGAGACCTCTTGGCGTGCTCCAGGACGTTCACCACGCGCTGCGCGAGGGAGGGGCCGTCCAACTGCCGCCAGACGTGCGGACGCATCGCCACGGGCCCACAGCGCTCGCGGAGGACGCTTCTGTCGCCCCCGAAGCGCGCCACGTCGAGTCCCCACACGCTGGCCTCCCCGTCGAGCGCTCTGAGAGGCACGTCCCTTTTCTGCGCCGCCGCCACTTGGTCCGGTCCGAGGAGCTTGTCCTCCCCCACAAGAGGGAAGAGGCCGAGCACGTTGACGCGGACGTAGTCGTTGTCCCGGCCGAACAGGTCGATGAGCCCCTGGGCCCAGTCCTTCGAGATGCGCGGGGAGCGCTTGGGGTCCTCAGGATCGCCAGAGATGTTGATGATGTTCCACCGGCCCCGGTCGCGGGTGCAGACGTGGTAGGCCGCGTGCTGGGTGGAGGTGGGGTTCCAAGCCGCGATGAGCTTTGCCTCATCCACGTCCTTGTTTGAGAAGATCGCCTCAGCCGCCATCAGCACGCCGAGCGGGTAGGAGCCCATCTCGTCGAGCACGAACATGACGTGCTTGCCGTGGAATCCGGCGAGGGCGTCGGCCTGACGGGTTTGGTCTGCGTCCTGGGGCCAAGACCGGGCCGCGCAGAACCACGTCTTCGGTCGGGTGCGGCTGACGATGCGTTCCCCTCTGATCTCGAAGGCGTGTTGCAGGGCGGGGGCCTTGGAGTACCAGAGCGACAGCTCCTTCCACAGGTTGTCGCGGAGGTTGTCGGCGGTGATGGACGTGCAAATCACCTGGGCGTCGGGCCGCGTGTACACGAACCACCAGATGGCCCATGCCTCGGCGCACGTCTTGCCGGGGCCCTTGCAGGCGGAGGCCCCTGTGCGAGGCTCCGGGCCCAGCGCGATGTGGTTCAGGTAGTCGATCTGCCAGTCGTCCGGCACGATGCCGAACATTTGCTTCACGAATGTGACTGGATCGTTGTACCAGCTTTGGATCTGGTTCAGGACCTTCTGTTCGTCCTTCGTCCAGGCTGGGGCTTTGGTCATGTCTGTCCTCTGCTGAAAGGTACCAGTTCCATCGTGGTGGGGTCCACCAGGAAGGGCTTCTTCTTGATGGTGCGCCACCAACGCTTGAACTTGTTCCTGGGGCGTGGAGTGCGCCAAGGTCTTGGTGCTCTGATCCTGCCACGCCACACTCTGACCGTTCCGCGCATGTGACTCTCAGTGAAGTGGTCTGAATTCCCTACTTTTCCCATGGCTCCCGGGGTGGGGCCTCGGTTTTTCGGCTCGCCCCCGCCAGTTTGGGCACGCCCCCCACCCCCCCACCCCCACGATCAATGACGTCATTTGTCTCGTCACTATCAGTCACGTCAACGACTTGCGACCCTGCCCTCTGGGATTCGGCACTCATGGTGAATGCAGCCATGACAAGCTCTGCGTGACTCTTGACCTCAACCTCGACCTTGTCTTTGAGTAAACCAAGTCGCCTGTAACCAGTAGTGATTGACTCTGTCTTGGGTTCGAAGCTGTAGCTGTAGTTCACTGTCCCGTCCTTGTCCGTCGAGA